TAGCCTTTAGTATCAGTAAAATGTTGCGCAAAAACAGCCCTGTCTCCCGTCGGTCTCCGAACGCGTGCGCGCCCGCAGGCGCAGTATAGTATATTATATATATATATAACTAACATAGTACAGTACAGTACAGTTAAGGCTTTTCAGCCTTAAACCATTTTTGCTACCCAAATTCCAATATCCCTCACTATATTGAGACTGATTCGCAACTTAACCATTCGCCTACACCCCTATCTGCCCACACCACAAACACTTACAAGCTATTCTCGTCAATCATAGGGAGTTTCCAAGAGGGAGTGGCGACAAGATTGTTTACATATCGACGAAACTACGTAGGGGGGAGGAGATATTGTATCAGTATATCCAAATCCTGCAACATTTTACCTATTTTGTTGCAACTCTCGACAAATTGGTACGCAGACCTAAGTGTATGATATGTAAGCGTTTACAGCGGTCAGTTCGCAGGCTACAGGCAGGTCAGGCGTGTTATGCGATCAGGCATACCCACCCATATCAAGCGGGCGAGGGGTGTCGGTTATATATATATCTCACACACCCACCACCGGAAGTCTCTTAGTGTTCTAAGAATAAAAAAAATAATAATTTAGTAGGAGCTATAAAGGGGCTTACTATGGGGCAACGTATGGGGCATACAATGGGGCATAAAAGATAGGCAGCCAAGTGGTAAGTAATAGGTAACTTGACTGCCATAAGGAGGTATCAATGATAGGAATATACGAAAAAGGTTGGAATAAAAAAAATTTCGAGTCGGAGGAAGTATGTTATAGTGGACTACACCGCCTCCGGCTGAATGGAACAAAACCGCTGCGGGCGAGGATTTTTAGATTACCTTTAGAGTATCTTGGTCTATTACTCCCTCGTGTATGAGTTGTTTTTTGCACTCTTCTACATAATGATCGTTAAATTTGGAAAATTGTTTAACTTTCTTGTGGTCGAAATGTTTTTCTCTTGTAACTAATACCCTTACAAGACAGTAAGTTTCAATAAATCTTTGTTGACCGATTTTTTTCATAATCTCTTATCCTTATAGACGTTACCGTAGCCTAATTCTTGTTGAACTGCGGGAGCTTGGGTGTGTTTTCTTTCGTAATATTTTTCGCCTCTGAGTTCCGGATTTTCCTCCTGTAGCTTTGCGCGGACTCTTTTTATTGTCGGAGGGTGTGGATATTTCTTTTTAGCGTAGAAAGATAGAAACCTATGTATCGCGGACAGCTCTTCTTTTGAATATACCCCGTGTTTTTGTACTGCTTTCCAAATTAAATAAGCTACGAGGCGCGTATCGCTGTCTCTGTATTCAGGTACATCTTTTAGAGCTTTCTCTACTTGTGGAGTTAATGCAGTAATGCTCATAATAGATCCTTATTTAATGTTTTAAACAGGAGGAAGTTTAGATCTCCTTTGAAGTGTGGCTTTCCGAGCGGGAGCTTTTTAGGCTCAGGCTTTGGCTGATTCTTGCGATCTATGAGCTGTTGTAGGCGATTTCTGATACCTACGCACTTATGACGTGGCTTGCTTTTTAATAGTTCTTTGTAAAACTGTATTAAATATACATCACTAAGGTTATGTTCAAATTTTGCGTCGTCTGCGACGTATCCAAGTGGCTTACCCATTATAGATCCTCCGGTACGTGATAACCTGCATATTTTCTCAAACCCTCGTATTTGTTTAAAAATTTTTCGAGATCTGCCATACTTGCGTGTCTGTAGTGAGGCAAACCTGTATGTTTTATGGAGTTAAAACGACCGCCTTTCCTCAGCTGTACGTGTGGATCTCCGTGTTTGTATACCTCGTTCATATCCCACGTATCATTAAATTCTTCCCATATATCGACAAATCTTTTCTGCCAATCAGGAGGCATATTTTCCATTAATACACGAGGCATTACTATCCAAGAGGCATAGGTAAGTCCAAATAATTGATGAATAAAATCCAATTCCATTTGTATCCCGCGTATCTTATAGGTTTTCTTGTCAAACCAATGCTTAAATAAGATCCAACGCGCTTTAAGATGTAGTTTCATTTTGCTATCCATTTTAAGATTGTTAATAAACAGTTTAGGTAATAGGTATATACTATCGCAAAAGCTATAAATCCTACGATTATGAGTACGTATCTCTTCACGGGAGACGTGAAGTTAGTATGCGCTCAAGACCGCATTTGTCGCAAACTGCGTGCAAACCCCATTTATATGATTTCCCCTCTATCCTGAAAGGCTTGCAACCCTCGTGCGGATTCCAAATTTCGTGTTGACAAATAAAATTTTGATGTATCCACTTAATCAGCTTTTTTAGCATTACTTCCTCCTGTAATTAAGTCCCAAGATACCAATAGCAAAGCGACGACAAAGATTACTACTATCGCTATAATGCTCAGGACTATTGAGACGATTTCGTCAATTATTTTCATTCAAAACCTCCATAAAGATATACAATTACACCAACTATTAAAGCAATTAGCAACACAAATAAATTCGTATGTAATTCTTCTCTATGTAGTTTGCATAGCTTTTTATTTTTCATTTAATTCCTTATTTTCCGTAGTTTTTATAAATCTTTCTTTGTATATGTAAAACTTTCCACCCACGTATTTGTAGTAGATCTCCGTAAGAGTACCTGTTTTTTTGTCAATATCTATAGTTTTTCGTACCGGTATCAACCATAAAAAAATATAATGATACCACTTTATACTTTTTAGTAGTTTTTTCACGACTGTACTCGATTCTTCATAACCTCCTTAATGTGATTCCGCGAGTTCGTATTTACCATTAATCTACCTTTGTCGTCGAGGGCGAGTGTGAGTACCGGTATGGAGTCTTGTTCGTTCTGTATGGATAAATGGTTGTCCTTATCAACGAACATTTCCCTGTTATCCGCAGCTAATTTTTCTTTCTCATTCTGAAAGAGTCTAACTATTATTTTCTTTGGCATTTATATTCTCCCTAAGTTTTTGGTGGCAACTTGATTTATTATTTAGTTTGATTCCAAGCAAAACAAATAAATTTAATCTGATTAACCCTTAATCATTTAATAAGTTTTAACCCCTTTGTAGTTACCACCAAATTTAATTATAAATCTTTTTCTTTCATTTCTTTAATATCGTGGTCTATCTGCTCGTCGCGCAGATCAGACAGAGTGATTTGATGATTACATTTATCACAAAAGGCTATTTTAGGTGGATCTGCGTATGCCTTAACTCTATATTTACCGTTACAGTCTTTTTTTCTACAATCAAACATTCGTTACTCCGTATTTTTTTCTCAGGTGTTTTCTTAGTTCTATCTTTTGTAATTCGTCAATTCTGCGGGTTATCCCCTCGCACTTCTTACCCTCGCGGGATCTTTTTTCTTTCAGGATCTTATAGAAAACTATTAACCTATCAGTTTTAATTGTCCCGTGAACAGTTAAGAGTTCCTCTCTCATAGTATAAATTTCGTGTGATTAGGCTTTGGGTGTCTATTCTCTTTTATGTATCTATTGACTTCCTCAAGTACGTCGACGAGATTATCTCCTGTTACTGATACTCCGTAGCGATTAATAAAATGCGCTACCCATTTTTTATCTGAGAGCCTATAACCGAATTGTACCGTAGTACAAAGTGTGGTTTCTCTCAGGTTTTCGTGTTCCTGTATTACCTTTTCAACTAATTCAACCTCTGCCATTACAACCTCCTGTCTTTACCGGTTATTTTAAATTTGTTATTACCTGTAATACCCACTATCCGCGAGACTATTCTTGCGTCATACGGGAGCTTACCAATAGAAAGATTTGAGGTAAACCCCGTGTATAACCCGTTAGAGTACCGGTATTCAGTCAACCTCATTAAAAGATCGTCAGTATAGTCGCTGCGTTTCTCAGCTCCAATGTCGTCTATTACAAGGTATCTATTATGAATTAGAGAGCGTTCTTTCTCTGTACGATTCTGTCCTGCGAATACATCTACGTCTAAGGGTGTATTACGAAAGTCGTCTGTTAATATCGCCCAATTAACTAAACGCATATATGGATAACCTACATAAATACCTTTTTCCTCGTCAACTGTGCGTTGTTTTTCTAATTTCAAGTTCCACTTATAGAGTAACCCAAAGGCATTATGCGTCTTACCTACACCTACGTCTCCCCACAAATACCAAGATAATTTAAAATCTAACTTGATAAGTTTAGAGAGTTTAGCGTCTTTATAAATTTTCATATTGGCTCTTATCTCCTATAGGTGTTCTTTTTGAATTGCTCTTCCCGGTATTCAACGCAAACACTCCCGTCCAACCGCTACGAGAACTTTGGTCTAATATCATAATAGCCTCGTCTTTGGACTCTGTTAATTTCGCCAAAGCATTTAATATCAAAAGATCAGCTCGCTGTGTGAGTGCGCCTTTTTTCTTTTTGCGAACGGATCTATGCTCCGTCCAAGCTACGTAGAAGTTAGTATCCAAGAAGTATGGAATTATTTTTTGATAGGATTCAGCTTTTGTTTCAGTTTTCTCGTCTGTTTTTTCTTTATCCTTGTCTTTATCCTTGTCCTTATCCATATACAGTACCCCATTGTATGGGGCATTGGTAGGGGCATTGGTAGGGGCATTGTATTTCTTTAACAATTTGATAACAGCTTTATGGGCAGGGTTGCTTGGATTCAATTCGTCAGCAGTACAGCCATATTGAAATGGTATATAATCAATTAAGAGCCAACGAGTAACACTCATAACTTGAACGTGCCTCTCGAATATAGTTAAACATTCTGAGGGATCTAACTCCCCGCCAATGTTAAACATAGCAAGGTCGAAGTCAACCTCCCACACTCCTGCTACGTCGCAATTATCTCTGATATACTCCCAAAATACCTTATGTGTAGGACTAAGACGACGAAACCAACCTTTTTTCCACTTATCCGAGTCGGTAAATCGTTTCGCCATAACTATCTCCTATTATGTTTTCTTTTATCCAACCAATTTAATACTTCCGCAAGGTCGTATCTGATTATTACACCGGATTGCCACGCTACAGGCATACCTTGTTTACGCCATTGGAATATTGCCTGACGGGATACTTTGAAACGCTTACATATCTCCGCTGTAGTGAATAATTCTTCAGGGAGCTGCTTAACACTTTTTGACATATATCCTCCTATTTAGGATTTTTTCTGAAATGTGAAATTGCGGTTTTTGCAACCTCAACTTGCGTTAACTTAGGGGAATATTGTTTTTGATGTCAAGGGAAATTGCTATTGCAACTAAATTCTCGTCGTAATTATTTTTAAATACAGGCTTTTTGCAACATAATTTAAGGTAGAAAATGAGTAATTAATGACACCGCAAGCTACGCAGATTGTAAAAAAGAGAGTTGCTAAGTATACAGCTCACGAGGGTAAGCAGACGGAATTTCTTGCGTCTACGATTGATAATATTTTCTTTGGTGGCGCTCGCGGTGGAACAAAATCCTTTTCATTAGCTTGGAAAGCAGCACTACAGCCTCGCACTTGGACTTACTACGATAGTAAGGATAATGTAATCTCAAAACACGAGGCAGATCTATTAAAAGCTGCGGGGGAGAATGTTCAAATTGAGATTGATAAGGTCTCTATTGACTTTCCTGACTACATTGGTATCCTGATTAGACGAACTTTCCCTCAGTTAGAACGTAACCTCAAACCTGAGTGCGATAAGCTGTATAAATTATATGGCGGTAGGTGGCAGGATCGTAACAAGTGTTATGTATTTCCGAGCGGAGCGAAGATCTATTTAGTTCATTGTAAGGACGAGGACGCTCTTTGGAACTTTATTGGTGGTAACTATACGTTTATGGGTATAGACGAGGCAAATTTATTCCCTGAAGAGTGGGTAAATAAACTTTCAACTTCCGTTAGATCTACAAATCCTGATTTAAAACCCCAATTATGTTTAACATCAAATCCCGGTGGTATCGGACACTTGTGGCTCAAGAGAAAATTCGTTGACAAATGTCAGCCTGTTGATTTTGGAGATCCGGTTTATTCAGAAGAGTTCGACGTTTATTATCAACCAAAGGTTACAGCTCCTCCATATATCGACTCTGAGGGTATATCTTGGCAATTTATTCCGTCAACAGTATTTGATAACCCGTCAATTTTACAGAATGATCCTGCATACGTTAAAAAATTAAAAAATCTAAACCCGACTCTGAGAGCTATGTGGCTTGAGGGACGTTGGGACGTATTCGCAGGTATGTATTTCGATATGTGGAATATTTTACATCACGTCGTACCGAGAGAGGAATTTGTTTGGGGAAAAGATTTCCACGTAGACACACACTCGTTATATAGATTTTATGACTATGGTACAAAAGCTCCATTCGTTTGTGCTTTTGCAGCTGTTGATAAAGCAGGCAAGATTACAATATTTGATGAAATAGTTATGACGGGACTATCAGCGTCTCGCCAAGTCGCATACGTGAACACGTACACGAAAGAACATTATGGACTGACAGCTGAACATTTTTCAGGAGAGATCGCAGATCCGGCATATTGGATACGCGGTGGAGAAAAAGACGGTATGCGTTATTCTCCAAAAGATTTTTACCTCGACGGAGGTATCTATTTAACTGCGGGTGTTAATGATCGTAAGGTAGGAGCGAAAATGGTATATGACGCTCTACAAATACCCGAAGATAAAGACGAGAATGGGGAACAGATCCCTTATTTAAGATTTACCGATAATTGTGAATATAGCTGTGAAACTTTCCCGACATTACCCGCGTCAGAAAGAGATCCCGAAGATGTAGACACTAAGTCAGAAGATCACTCTTACGACGCTATCAGGTATGGTTGTACTCAGGTGTTGCACATTAGATCGCACAAAGAGAAAGTTAAAAAAGGTTGGAGGAATGATTTAGCAAATCACAATCTACCCGGACAGAAAAATCTTAGCAATAATTTATGGAAAGCAAGCTAATGGCATTAACAAAAGACGCAGATCAAATTATAAAAGTTTATAAACATCTTAGAGACTCCTATGCTGACAATACAGAGAAGTCCGAAGAAAATATGCGCTATGTTATCAACGAGCCATATACGGATACCGAAAAAGCAAAAGCTGAAAAATATAATAAACCGTTATTGAAATATAATATTTTGATACCGGCACTCTTGGCTATTGTTGGTAATGAACAATTATACAAGCGCAAAGCAATTTTTAAACCGACAAAAAGAAATGGGACTGATATTGATACCGTAGATCTCTTGCAAGGTCGTTGGGAAAGAGTTATTGACGAGCAAAATCTTGAGGAGAAACTACAGGCAGCGCTCTTTGACGGACTAATCGCCAATCGTGGAGGTTGGGTACAGCGCGATATTAAAATGACCGACGAGGGTTATTTAGATTTCTTTTATGAAGTGGCGAATAATATGCGGGTTTATGCAGATCCCGAAACATTAGCGAATGATTTTATGTTAAATAAATGTCGCTATCTGCTTAAAGAGGCTTGGTATCCTGCCGACGAAGTTATTGATACGTATGATTTAGCAGGTCTCGCCTCAAGTTTAATCAAAAGCGAGCAAGAAGTTAAGTGGTACGACAAACTTCAAAAGACCGTGAGGAGATTTTACGATCGAGATTATTCACAACCGCTAACAAATATTTATAATAAAGAAAATGACCTTGTTCTCGTTCTTGAATTACAGAGGAAAGAGAATAGATCTGTATACCGGTGTCATAATGCTGAGGGCGATTATTCAGAACATCAGCCTGCCGATTATGAGTCCGCTAAACAGGAAGATCCAAGTTTAAAGATTATTGATACAAGCACAACTCAAGTTATGCGTAAGTCCACGCTGATCCCGTATTTCGACAACGTGGTTGCTATTGATGAAGATATTGACCAAAATGTTTGCAGGTTTGATATGTTCAATGTATTCAGTTATGCCTTTAATGTCGCCTTACCTGAGAATTTAAGTCTCGTAGAGCTATTAAAAGATATTCAGGACGACGTTAATAAAACCAAATCTCAACAAAGAGATCTAATCACGCAGATATTGGGCGGTGGTTTCTTTATTGACAAACGCGAGGAAGAGGCAATTAAGCTCTTACAGGAAGAGGCAGGCAAAACCAATTTAGTTGTACCGTTAAAAAATATGCAACAAAAACCTGAGAGATTTGCTCCCGGTAATATCCCGTCAGAAGTATTATTAACTACTGATATGTCTTTAGGTTTCTCCGATAGAATAACGCTGATTAATTCAGCTATGAGAGGAGAATCTCAAAAGAGTGGAGAATCAGGCACATTATTTGAAAGTAAAGTTGAACGCGCAACAACAGCGATCAATCCATACTTTAAAAACCTTTCTAATATGAGATACGCCTTAGCTGTTGATTTTATTAACAATGTTGGGGAAGTCTATTCTGATTTAGACCGACCTGTTGTTATTAAAAATAAAGAGGGCGAATTACAGGACGAATTGCTCAATCTCTCTATCTTGGGAGAAGTATTTAATGATGTTAGAAATCCCTCCGTACTTGTTGAATTGGACGAGGGAGAGCAAAATATTACAACCAAAGAGGATAACTTTGAAAAACTGCTCGCTATTTATAATTTAATCATACAGGCTAACCCTGCGGTTGCCTCAAGATTAGTGGCGGTATTGGTAGAACAAGCTCCGATCAAGAATGTGGATAAATTTCTTGTGGTACTTAATGAGGAGTTGGAAAAACAGAAAGCGGGTAGCGAAGAGGCTGAGTCATTAGACAAGGCTAAACAGGTCTTAGAAAATAAGGCTTTAGAATCGAGTATTAACCCTACAACACAAGGATAAAAAATGGCTGAAGAAAATAAAACAGTTGATAGTATTGAAGTAACACCGGAAGAATTAAAAGAGCAAGAGGGCAAGTTCTTTGTAAAAGACGGTCAGGTTTTCGTTAAAGAGGAAGATGAAAAACCCGCTGACGAAATTGAAGAGACTGAGGAAACTGAGGAAGAGGAAACTGAAGAAACCGAAGAGACCGAAGAGGAAGAACTTTCTGAGGACGACCTTAAAGGAACTATTTATGAGGGCAAGTCCGCAGCTGAAATAGCTCAAATGCACAAAAAAAGTTTAAAAGCTCCACCCGCCTCAATCAAGAAAAAGACAGAGGACACCAAAGTCAAAGACGCTGCGTACTATGAAAGCGAACTCGATAAAGTCGAGGATCAGTTAGACGGTATGAGCAAATTTGACGAGGGATATGATGATCTTAAAAAACAGCAACGTACTCTCAATAGACGGTACATTACTGCAAGTCAAAGAGAAATCATAGAAACTAATGTCAATGCCGAGAAAAATGTGGAGTTCATTGAAAGTAAGCGTAAAGAATATGCTGATTTAGAAATCGAGATTACACCCGAAGAGTTTGACGAGGTAACTACCTACTCCGAAAGATATATGGAAAAAGGTAAGATTACGGATCGCTCATTCACTAAGGGACTTATTGATAAATTTGGCTCTGAGCGTGTTGTAAAATTCTTTTCAATGCAAGGGGAGGCAAACGCACGAAAGAAAATAAAGGCAGCAGGATCTAAGGTATCGACGAAAGTCAGTACCAAAGGAGCAAAAGGGACGGGAGTCAAACTAAGAAACATAAGTACAATGAGTGGAAAACAGTTAGACGACTATCTTGAGAGCTTATCCCCTGCTGAATTAGCAGATTTATACAATAAACAGACTCGGAAATAAATTTCGGGTAAGGAGAATAATTTAGTATGGCACTAAGAACTCAATCCGCTATTGAGAATCTTGCGATTTTAGAAAAGCGGTTACAAAAAGAAAGTTGGCATAATACTTTTTGGAATAAGTTTTCAGGGGACGTAAAAGTTCTTACTGACGACAACGGTCAAAAAGATTACCAACTATCCGGCAAACCAATAGAAATGCTCACAGAGTTTATTCAAGAGGGCAGAGATAATCTATTAATGCCATTTTTATCAGATTTAACAGGCGCTCCGGTTTATGGCGATACTGTATTGAAAGGTACAGGAGAGTCAATGGCTATGAAATGGGCGCGTGTATACATTAACCAAGTCCGTAAAGCTGTATGGAAACGTGAGGGTAAAATGTCCGAACAACGTCAAGCGTCATTACGTTTGTTTGAACAAGCTATGCCTTTACTCGCTCGTTGGTATAGTAAATTGTGGAATCAGGAAATTGCTCGTACATTCTACGAGGGTGTTTCCAAAAATCTATCTGCCTCAAATGCTGAGGACGGTTTAGGTTTATACAAAAGATACCACCCAAATTTTTACTACCAATCCGCAGCCGGTACTGTAACTAAAGTTGCAGGTACGGAGGGACAAACACCAACCGCAGCTGAATTAGATACAGCGGTAGGTAATGTCGCAGGTTTAACAATGCAAGCTAAGTTGTTGCAGGCTTTCAGAATTAAACTTTTAGAATTGAAAATCCCACAAATCGTAACAGCAGAGGGGTATAAATTCTATCCTATTATAATGCACCCAAGTTCAGTCAAAAAGCTATTCCAAGACTCAGTATTCTTGACTGCTATACAGTCAGCGTATTCAACAAATATGTTGAAACAGCCTGATTTAGCGGGAGCTATGGCTTATTATGCAGAGTTCGCGATTTATGAAGATGTTGCGTCAATTCGTGGTTGGGACAATGCCGGTGGTGGTTTCTTCGGAGACGACGACGCAAACCCAATAGCCTCAGCGTTCGATCCTACAGCTATTACAGATAACGCCTGTTCTATCGTTTTCTCAAATAGCTCAATGGCTCGCGGAATTGCAAGTAGATTGCAGTTCACAGAGGAAACTGACGATCACGGTAACACTCAAGAAATTGGTGGAGCTATAATCGACGGTTTCAACCGTATCGAGTGGGGAGCAGAGGCAGACGCAGGAGAAGTTTCAGGCGATCTGTTCTATAAGAATACCACAGGTGGAGTTGCAAGTGGTCTCGCTGCCTTGAATCAAAGTTCAGCGATCTTAATGACGGACGACGCATAGGTAATTAACTTAGTCGGAATGGCGGTGGTGTTTTCGCTACCGCCACTCTAAAAGGAGAAAATTAGATGACTATAGTAAAACGACCTGCTGACGCTCACGCGAAATTAGAAAATCTACAACCGATAGACCTCACAGTTACACTTGAGGGTACGGGGACAGCCTCCGCATATTTAATTGGCAACAAGATTATTCTTACTTGTGCCTCTGCTCAGGCTACCAAATATGTAAACATATCCACACCTTTGAGCTTTGTATTGCGTTATGTGCGCTCGCGCCACGACGACGGTACTAACTCAGAATTAACCATATCCAATACGACCGATACTGTAATCTCCGCGATTACGGTTGCTGCGAGCGACACCGATTTAGATGTTGCAGCTGACGTTGACGACGACTACGCTACTTTCTATAAAGGAGAGGACGACTTACGAGTTGATGTGGCTACTGATGTGTTCACAGGTATTGTAGAATTTGAAATTGAGCCAATAGTCGAGTAGGCAAAGGAGAACTAAAACATAATGAGTCAAAATAAAATGACAACTGACGTTTGGTGGAAACAGAAGAATATGCAACCATTCGATCTAACAACTACGCTAAGTGGTACAGGAACAGCCACAGCTTATCTCTTAGGAAATAAGATTGTAGTAACCTGCGCAGCTGCTCAGACAGCGAAAACAATAACCATTACAACCCCGTTGGGATTTGTAGTGCGCTATGTTCGTATTCGCCACGATAACGCAACTGCCTCCTCAGTAGCAGTAGGTAACGCAGCTCAAGCTATTACCGGAGCTATCGCTATCGCTGCAAGCGATACTGACTTAGACGTAGCTGTCGCGATTGACGACACGTCCCCAAGTTTTGCAAAGGGCGACGACGATCTTCGTTTAACTATTGCAACAGGCGCTTTCACAGGTGTTGTTGAAATAGAGATCGAGCCAACCGTATAGGTTATTCCAATTTAAAAAGGCGGTGGTTTACGCTACCGCCTTTTTAGGAACAGGAGAAAGTATGACACGCGCGAATAAGAGATTTATGATCTTTTGGATAGTAATATTTATCCTATTTTTAATCTTAGCAACAAGAGGCGAGGGACAGACAATACCGGAGGACGCTCTTAATTATTCCTATTACGATAATGGTAAGCAATTAAGCATAGGCGACGAGCCTATTTTATATATCTTTGGTAAAGGAGCTTTCGGATTTAAAGACGGAGGCTTGCAAGCTATAGCAGCGAACGGAGATACCCTTTATATAACTATTAAAAAAAAAGACTTTTAAGTGAAATACCGCCAACTCATAAAGAGATCACGATTACTAAAACAGTACCGCAGGAGTGGTACAAAGAGCAAGTGATGAAACCAATGAAAATAATGATTGGAATTTTTGTGGGTTGGGTAATTATAGATCAATATTTAGACAGGAAAAATATCAATACAATTAGAGAATGGAGCAACGAATGAAAAATATACTATTCACGCTATTAATCTTTGTTAGCGCGATCTTTTCACAGGACTTACACAAATATTCAACTCAGGAAGTTATGAATATTGTCCTTGACGATCCCGCGACATCAGTTGATTTGCATTATTATTCTACTCAGGAGGCTTTTAACATAGCTCTTGACGAAACAAATAGTGCATTAAAGGCAAATGTAGACGGGTTGGCTATTGACGTTAATGATAATCTTATAGTTGACGGGTTATTAGTATTAGATCCTACCTCTCTATCAACTGAGGTTTTAGCAGAAGAGGACTTTGCTACTCACGCAACTTGGTCTGTTACTAACGACTTTGACGATACAGGAGGTAATGCTGCTTATGTTTGGACTGCTAATCAGACCTCAACATTGACACAGCTCGCAGCCTCTTTCTCTACTGCTCCCTTAGATGATCGTTGGTATAGATTTGACTATACAGTTGTGGTTAATACAGCCTTTGACGGAGACGGAGCTATGCAGTTTAATAGTGCATTGTTTGACTCTCCTGTAGCTTTAAGTCTTGAGGCGGGAACGCACACTTATTATTTTAGAACAGACAATATTACTCAAGCATTTGTAATACAAATTATATCAGGTACAGATACAGAGGGAAGTTATACATTAGACGACTTTACCTTAAAAGAAATTACAGACGGGCAGGTTGATATAGCAGGAAAACTCTTTGTCGACGGAATAGACATAGGAGCTGCGGTTGCTCCCGGAGCTATTGGTTTGGCGGATCTCGACACAGATCTAAATGATATAATCGGAAATACAAGCGGATTGGCTTTTGATAAACCCTCTATGACTATTGTTGACGACGGAGGCTTACAATTAGATGTAGCTGAAGTTGTTGGTGGTGGCAATATGAGATTTTTAATAGCGGGTGTTGTTTCTACCTTAGATTGTGTAACAGGCGCAGGCGTAGGTGGAGACGCGCGTGTAGCGCTAACAGCGGGAGCTGACGAGAACAACCCTGTTACAAATTACATTTATGTTACAGACGCAGCGGGTACAGCCACCTTAGCAGCGTCCACATCATTACCTACAGGAGCTTTTGCTTGGATAGGTAAGGTAATCGTCCCTGACGCAACTACTTGGGCGAGTACAGGAGCTTATGGTTTTCAGAGATATACAGAAATGTTTGAAAATGACTCAAGAGGAACACAATCTCACGCAAGAGAGAAATTAAGAGTATTAGGAGCTGTCTATCTTTCAGGCATAACACAAACTTTAAATATTACAGCTAACGGTGGAGCAGTTGATAACGTACATCTTGCTACAGGAGCAGGCGTTGTATATCAACTTCACAGACAGGCTTTCCCTGCGTTCACAATAGGCGACTATTATTATGGAAACGGGACTACTCCTTACACAGCAATATCAGACCTAAGTACAGCCTTAATGAAGGCAGACGGAACTGCTATTACAAATAACAAAAGATTTAATCTTGTTATTTGGGGAGCGGTAAATATCTCTTCAGGCGAATGTAAATTATATGTCAATTTACCAAATGGTGTATATAATACCGATAACGCCGCAAAAGCAGATAGGAACAACACCGCAGATTATACAGTACCTAACGATTTACGTTCAGTAGCCTTTATGATTTCACGGGTAGCATTGAAATATACCTCCGCAGCAAGCGGAACTTGGACTGAATTAGGAGTCTATTCATTATTAGGAACTCCGGCGGGTGCAAGGTCGGGTGGAGCAGGAGCAGTAGCCTCAAACGAATTTGATGATAGTCAATTCAGAGTATATGGAAGTGTTGACGCTACAAAAGAACTTGCTCTTGAAGTTGACGGTATTACTGCCTCAACAACAAGAACATTAACCTTTCCTGATTGGGATATAAATTTTGGGACACCATTGTTTACTACTGTAGAAGTAGCTGATGAAATCTTCCACTCAGGAGATACGGACACTAAAATACTACTTGGAGGGGACAATATTCAGTATGAGGCGGGCGGTATCGAAATGGTTAAGTTTACTGAGGCAACTCAGAATACTGTAGTCTTTAATGACGACCAAGCAGATAACGATTTTAGGATTGAAACCGACACAGACCAATATGGTTTCTTCTTACGAGGTAGCGACGGGTATATTGGCTTTGGGTTAGACACACCTATAAATAGCGAGTTTATGACTATTGACGGAGACGCAAGAGTTACAGGCGTACTAAAATTAACTGAAAGAGCAGCGCAGGTAGCAACGATAGCAACTGAGGGAGAATTTTGGGTTGAAAGCGCAGCTCCAAATATTCCAATGTATACTGACGACGACGGAGACGACCATAACATTTTAACCTCTCCAAACAACACAATGGATCTATATACAATAGACAGACTTCATATAGATTCAACTCCCGACACAGACGAAACTGCAAGCGGTGTTATTATTGAATTAACCGCAGGCGAAGTTCTTAATGTTGGAGACGTTTGTTATCAAAATGCGGACGGAGAGATTTACCTTGCAGACGCTACTGACGCAACTAAAGCTCCTGCCTTGTTTATGTGTATAGAAACAGGCGCAGACGGAGTGGCGAGCGACTTTCTTATGACAGGTGTTATAAGAGACGATACTTGGAATTGGACTGTAGGTGGACTGATCTATCTTACAATAACCGGAACTACAGGGAATACGCTGTCTCAGACAGCTCCCGCAGTTGCAGGAGAGCAGGTACAGGTTATAGGAATGGCTACCAACGTAGATAGAATGACATTTACTCCGAGCTTAGTATTAGTTGAGATTTAAAATGAAGTGGCTAATATCAATATTATTATTGGTTTCACTCTGTTTCGGTCAATATACTTTTACGACCGTTGATGAAATTGAATATGATACATTTCGGGGAGATCGTTGTGATGTTGTAGCTCTGAACGATTCTATATTCGCAATTCTACACGTTGGAGGCTCAGGCTCAGATACAGTCTTGGAAACATACGAGGTTGATTCTAACTACGACAATATTACGCAAGTAGACTCATTGATGTTTCATACGGACTATCCCGTACATAGTAGGCTAATAAAAATAGAAGATGATATAATTATGGCTATAGCAACTCACGGAGCAACGGAAACTGTATATACTTTTGATTATAACGCAAGTTGGCAGGCTACTAAAATTGATACTTTTAATTTTGCTGATATGGCGGGCTACTATGATTTTTTAAATGGAGTAACTACAAGCGATAAGGGTATGGTAATTTCAGGCAATAATTCAGTTGGCTATACCGCTATTATTGATTGGGACGACGGAACAGGCGATAATATAGGGCAAGTTGCTATTGATTATCCGAGTAACGACCACGACCAATATGTTGAGGCGGTGGCGATTAGCGACACTTTATTCTTAGAAGTCTTTGAGTATAATGGCGACGTTTATGCACAAATGCAACAACTTAACACAGCTTGGACTACGATTACAGAACAAACGCGGTGGCAGGTATATACCTCTTATGGTAATGCACAAGTAGCAAGGGTAGATAATACTCACGCTCTTTTTGCTTATACTGATTATGACGGAGATCGCTCATTTCTTGAGTCGGTCTCATTTACATCAGGCACGGGAGCGAGCTTAACTTCTGTTGATGTTCTTACAGAGTCGGTTATGGATACAGGACTTCAAAGGACTAATGGTCATTTGGAGAGGTATCAAAGCGACGACAATTTTATATATTTCCGAATGTTTAACGGAGTTCTTAATGTACGGAGTTATAATGTTGATCCAAGCACTTATGAAGTTACCGCTAATTCAGACTCAACAAAGTTTAGTAATATTGTCCCTTATGGAACAACGGGAGGGCAGTTACGAGCTGATTTATTAGCCGAAGATTCAGGCTCAAGCACTTATGTCGTTATTTATCCTGAAGTTACCTCTCTTGACGGATACGTTGCTATAGTAACAGCTACGGGAGCAGCTACGGGGTGGAGTCATAAAATTATGGGCGTGGAGACACCAACAAAAGTTAATGCAGCAGAAACATTCACAAAAGTAAGCGGGGTAGAATAATGGATAAAGATACGTTCTATGTTCCACACGAGGCAAAAGCGGGAGACATACTTGCATTTAATACAAAAGGGTTATTGTCAACGCTAATTAGGTTTTTTAGCATTGGAATTAATCATACAGAAATAGTCGCACAAAATCCAAATACAGGAAATTTGGAATGTTTTAGTGCTGACTCTCACGGAACAAGGTTTAAATCTATTGAAAGCGCTGTAAGAGACGCTGACGGTAGTGTTTATTATCTTGAGCTGAGAGAAGATGTTAGGAAAAAACTTAACGAGGAGGCTTTCGGAGAAAAAGTTATACAGCTCCAAAATCTTCCTTACGACGTATTGCATTTTTTAGGAGTGGCGATAGACGATTGGCATATAGATTGGCTGTCAATATTTCCGAAGATACCGAAGTGGATATTAAAAACTCTGAAAGGAATGTTTCAGAATACCGAAACAATGGCGAAAGTCGTTTGCTCCGGTTGCGCAGCGTGGGCGTTTAAGGCGGGATTGAAGATCAAGGTAAACGCAAGCGAGGAAATGCCTCTAAATGTATGTCAATACAATCTTTACAAGACTGATTTTATTACCCTCAAAGGTAAAAATAAGGGTATATCAGGATATAACAAAACAAAGGTACTATAAGGAGTTAATATGAAATTCTTTAAATTCATCTTTACTATTAAAAATTGGCTTGAGGGAAAAAAGGCTTATATCATTTCAATAATAGGAATGTTATCTCAGCTAATTCAGGTTTTGGCAACAATGTTACTATGGATAAATGGAGACATATCGCTAATTGAATTTGTTAATAGCGAGAATGTGCAAACATTTTTCGCTTGGGGAAGTCTGAGCGCAATAAGGGCAGGCGTTACAAAAGTGGGAAAACCTGCATAAATGCCTCCAAAGCTGACAAATAAAGTTATAATTAGGGAAACCGCCTTTTCATATTTAGGAAAACCTTATGTATGGGGAGGCGACGATCCCGTCGCAGGATTTGACTGTAGTGGCTTTGTTATTGAATTATTAAAGTCTATTGGCAAACTTCCAATGGTTGGGGATTGGACTGCCGATATGCTATGGAAAAGATTTAAAGATGTAGAGGACGACCTCCCTACAGAGGGGTGTTTAGTCTTTTGGTCGAACGCAAATGGGACTAAAGTTCACGTTGAATACTGTCTTACCGACAAACTCTCTATTGGAGCAAGGGGAGGCAGGCGAGGAACAGATACGGTACAGGACGCAATATCCGAAAATGCTTATATAATGATAAGACCTATTTATAGGTATCAACAAAATCCGGCAGGATTTGTAAAGGTATTATAATGGAAACAGCAGAAATTAGTCAATATTTAATTAATGAATATAGATTTATTGGCGTAGCTTTAATTGTAATGGCTGCGGTTATTGTCTATTTATTTTACGATAGCAAGAAAGAGCGTAAACAAATATTAGAAATGCACAAGGAAGAGCGTAAGGAGTGGAGAACAGAATCAAAGGAACAATTCAAGACAGTAGTTGAGGTTACGGAAAAAAGTAACACAGTAGTACAGAGTTTAAAAACACTTATAGAGAATAAAGGAAAATAATGGAAACACAGAATATCGCTCTCTTAGACATAGGAGCATTAATATATATAATTACAGGACTACTCTTTGTATATGCAGCGTACTTCTTTTTTGTAAGAAAGGACGGAATGTTGCGTAGGGCATTAATTGGCTTATTCTCTATGATAGGAATAGGTGTATTATCAAGAGGAATATGGCTATTCTTGGAACTCTCACATAGAGTAGAAACAAACGCTATAGTTTCTCTTATCTCTATAGGGGCAGTCTTTGTTGGAATAGTAGGATTTATAATGACAATAATTTATATGGATAAAAAACAATAAACATAAAGGGATAATTATGTATTTAATGGACACAGCAGTAACAAAATCGACAGCTCTAAATAGAGTTGTTACTCAGGGAGATTGGAAAATAATCTATCCGAGTCAAATACCGCGCAGAAAGTATTTTACATTTAGATATGGTAAGCCGGTATTAGTAGAAGATGAAAATGTCGCAAAGTTTTTAATGGGTAAGTTTGAAACCATTAAGCCTACAGTTATGGAGATTGATAAAATAATCGCTCACGTAGCAGGGTTAGAATACAACAAGCTCAAAGTGTATGGACTCCGCTATGGTATGGGTATCAAGGAAGTGAGTATTAAGAAAGATCAGCTATTTGCTATTATCAAGAAAAAGCTACTTGCTTACGAGTTACCTATGGACGAAGAAGTTTACGAAGAGTTCAAAAAAAATAAAGGTAATGATAATGACGTACTTGGAGATACTGACTGATATATGTTCTCGTGTTGGGGACGTTTATCTCGACAGATACAAAGACAGAGCTAAGGATCACTTCCACCGCGCTTTAGTTAAAATGATAGAGGCGGGGGAATATACTGAATTAGATATTAAGGGATATGTTAAGCTAAAAACAGATCTTGTTTTCAGTACAAATCCTTTTGACGCGTCCGGTTTGAGTATGCTGAAAATGCACGAGATTATGCCAAATCCTCTCGTTCCTAATGATTTCTCAGCGTATATCAAGTCGTTTGCTGAAATGACTCTTGTCTCTCAGCTCGTTGAGTTACAGCCTAATGCTAATGAGGTGTTTGTTTATACCGTAGGATTTAATATCTATTGTGTCTATAATACCTCAGCCTCAAACTTTACGGTTGGATCTGATACGTTCTATATGAAATACATTGAAGATATAGACGACTCAGCTTGGATTGATTCTACAGATCTAACAGCAACTCCAATATTTCTAACCGAAACCTTTATCCGAAAAGGAATTGATTTAGCAACCGGCACTCTATTAGAGGAGGTTAATACCTAATGATTTATTTACGAGCATTACAGCAGATCGGAGCAAAGACGGGAGATCCAATCCTTGCAAAGAAAGACAGGGCGGTGGTTGAGTTTAATAAAGCAGTATCAGCGTTAATGCCAGACGCAAGTCAGGAAGATATACCCGGTTACTACACACTAAAGACGGATTTAGACTTCTCAGTAATTCCATACGACGCTAAAGTTCTCCAAATGTTGAGAGTGAAATCAATTCACTTAACTCCGGGAACAGCGGTCTCAGCGACAGTTACCTATTTATCAAAAGAAGAGATAGCAAATATGGCAGGAATAGACTCCCTGCAACCTACTGAAAATGATGTATTTATATACAGGGTGGGGAATTTATTATATCCTATTGTTCACGCCTCTTCGGTTATTACGATAGCCTCGCAAGTATTTCATATGTTATATATTAAAGATTTTCAGTCTGACACAAGAATTGCAGACGACTATGAACTTAGCGACAACGCTGCTTATATGTTCAGCTCGTCATTTGTCAGAAAGGTAATAGATCTCGCTGTCTCTAATATACTCAATAAGGGAGGAGCTACAGAATGACGATCAATGATGTATTTTCCAACGCTGCACATCAAATTGCAAAGCTATCTCGCCACAGAGACGTTGTAATTGGTATCCAAAGGACAATAAAATTAATTAATAACAGGCACAAGGGACTGAGAGATACAAAGAAAATCATAACAGCTGTTGACGCTTATACCGGTACGTTCACATTTGCAGCTGCGGGTAAGACAATTAACGACGACGGTCTTGGTAATTTCACAACTTTAGGGTTTACAGCAGGCGACGAAATATGGTTTAGCGGTACAGGCGCACTTAACATTATCAAAATGACTATTGTATCAATCCAAAATGACGCTGCTACAAACGATCAAATTACCGTAAGCGAGGTTATAGTCAACGATAGTGCTATTTCGGGAGTATTAGCCGGATTTACCCTACTCAGCGAAGTTTCGTATAATCATTTGACAGGCGATATTACAATGGGAGACGATATTAAGGAGTCTCAAGAGATATTTGCTGATGATTCGGAGCTTGATGTGGTTGATTTAGACCAATTAGCAGCTGACGCAACTCTCGAAACGTACACACCATTAGGCAGGCGTAAGTTCAGGATCTCTTCAGATGTGTTAGGATCTGATATTTCTGTTATGGGTTGGTATGATATTACTAATATTTCAGCCTCTACAAGAACAACTGTCATTGATGTACCGTCAGATTACGAGGAAATTATACAGGAGGGAGTTATATACTTCCTAACCTCAATGCCACAGTACAAAGATGAATTTATAAATAAAGAGGCTAAAGAGAAGTTTTATAGTATGTTACAATTATTAAGGGACGAGCAGGAGGTAGCGTTCCATACTCCGAAAAGAGACGCAAGGAATTATTACAACTAATGCCATTTAAAACAATAGAAAAGCTCACGGGTGGTTTGAATGAGTTGGCAAACCCTGACACTCTACCTCCCGACGTACTTCGACAATGTGTTAATTTTGAAATACTTGGCGACGGTAATCTTACAAGGCGTATGCAGGAGGCTGAGTTTGGAGCAGATGTTTCAGGAGACAGCTTAAATGATGTTCTTACTGACGCTGTTACGGGAGTATTACAAACCTCAGTAACTCAGGTATCGCCTCCGTATTATCCCGTAAAGAAACTTTCAGATCAATCAGGGGACTATATACTGCTTGTATATGGAGAAACTTCAGACGGGGACTTTTATCTTTATATGTGTTATGAGAATACCTCTAACACTTGGACTGCTACAAAGGTTGATATTGACGGTATTGAATATACTATTAATACTTACTTAGAGTTTTTTGTTGGCGACGATAAAATGATTATTACCGACACCTATCACGAAACTTTGAATTTCCCGCATTATGTTAAGGTAGATCCTCTTGGAGATCTAATAACGGGACTATTCTCTATACAATCTCCTGCAAATAAACCTGTACTAACACCAACAACAGCGTTCGATCCGAGCGACTTTGAGGAAGATACGACCGCACAAAACGCAGGGGAGTGTGGACTGATACAATGCTTATACACGGTTGTTACTGAGGAGGGAGACGAGAGTAACCCGTCGCCTATGTCAATTACAAAAATGGCACAGTTCTTTAAGAAAGACCTCACAGACTTTAATGACGAGAGGTGGTTAGATAGCTTTAGAATAGACAATCTGAGTGTTCCTGATCTAACAGGAGATCTAATCGAACAGTTGAAATATTTTTATGTATACTTCAGAATCATTAGATATAGTGAGGGAGACGACGCAGCTCCATTTTATTTCTCACAAAGATTTGAGATAGTTGATAAAACTGCTGTTGATAGCACTTTGGGAACTACAGGCAACGGTTATATAGTAACTGTCCCGGTAGATAATAGCATACAGGTCAGCTATGAAAATGATATTGCTCCTTATGCTAAACACGCTGCTGAAGTTTCAGGGATTGTAGGCTTTGCTAATATCCGTGAAAAAACAAGATTTCCACATCAATTTGAAAAGTATTCAACGATTACAATTAACAATGTAAACAATAAGAACTTTGTTGACGGTCTTTTTCAAATTAGGCTATATGGGAAACAGGCTGACGGTAAGCTCGACGCTGACGGAGTACAGGTAGATTATATTGAAGATCTTGATATAGAAAGATATACCAATGGGAGTACAGGATATATTGCCAACGAAAACGAAATCAGGATTTATGACGACGACCTAACAACCCCCTTACGCGTTGGTTATATAGAGGCTCTTGGTGGGTACTATATAGATCTATTTATAAAAGTACCGTTAGTATTCGCAGGGCAGGTCAAAACTCTTTATGTAGCATTTAATACTGAGGACGCAGACACGGACGATATTGGAGTCCCCTCTACTGTCGCCACGTATCAATCAGCGGAATATGGAGAGTTCACTAAAATATCAGCTACTAACCTACAAGATTTCTTTGACTCGGAAAGAGTTAAAAGCGCACAAACAATTATATGCTCCCCTATGGACTATCAAGAGAATACCGGAGAGATCATTAACCTCGCAGACGACAACGCTCCCGGAGAGATTATCTTAGGCGACGACGACGAGGGTGGTTTCGTAGACACAAGAACAACGACTCACTTTCTAACTGAAATGGCTATGAGCGTTGGGAAGTTTGAGAGCAAATCCAACGCGTCAAATGGTACAAATCTTTCTGAATTAAGATACAGCAACCTACCTTTTAGCGCTATACCTCAAAAAACTACAATGTGGGCAAGATTAGAATATTTTAATTTAGACCAAGCTGAAGATAGACCTATAATGATGTTAAGAGACGACGCAGCAACCGATCATCACGCCATATATTTAAGCGTTTATGAATATCGCGGGGAATATAGGTGGGGTGTATTTGCGTCTACAGCGGTAGACACCGGTGGCAGAATAGGCAGAGCTATGTTTGACGACATTCCTATATCTGATACAGCTCAGGGAGAGGTATTTGTCTGTTTATCAATAGATTATGAGAATAAAATGTCTCTATTTGTAGCAGTTCTTGGTACTAAGAATTATTATACACAGGAATTAACTTGGGACAGGTGGGAAATGACAGTCCCCGCAGACAGCGCGCCTGATGAAGAATACTTAACCGATATTGGAATGTTCTCTATTGGGAACAACGGACACGACTCAGGCTTGGACTCACACGGAGCAGGCTTTTTAATGTATACTACACAATTACAGGTGTTGATTAATAGATACTATAGCGGTATCGACCACAATGATAAAACAGCTATGTGGAATGTGGCAAGTTATATGCCCTCATTTGAGAACGCTATTGGTATAAAACTACTAAATGACTAAATAACAGGAAATAAAATGAGTAAGATATTAAGATTAGACAGAAACATTATCGACAGAAGTGTTGAGAAGTTAGGGATCAGAGGACACTTTGACTCTGTTGTTACCGACAAATTTGGTAGACAACATCAACATCAATCAGGAGAGAACTATATATATCCTGAGTTCTATGAGGCTCTCGCCAAACACTTAGGAGCGACTGACGCTAACTTTGCTAATATCGAATTTGACAATCCTTTTACCGCGAGCGGTATAGCGGTAAATGGAGAGGACGGTATTATCATAGGGGAATATGCTGCTCCATACATTGAGAATCACTACAGTATGGTTAGTGTTATCTCTAATACAGCAACACAATTTATTTGCACGGGTACGTTTACCAACGGATCGGGCGGTAGCTTAGATATGGTAAATCCGCTTTTAGGGAATGGGTGGTGGTTTAATCCCTTAGTTCCTATACCCGCATTTACAAATTATTGGGTTGCCACGTTCACAACCTTTACATTAACGACAGTTCCAAGTACAGAAGTATTGACGATTACTTGGACTATAAACTTTACCGCGCATTAGGAGAAAACTATGAGACTATCAAAAGCACTTGAGAATATTAAAAAGGGCATACCGGTCGACGGATCTGCGGTCAATAAGATTGATCTTAAACAGGCTCGCGGAATGAAGATTTTGGGAGAGGTAAAGGTATTCATTACAGATAACATAACAGGGAAGAAAAGACTCCACTTTGAGACTCGCAATTCAATTCAAGCTGCCTACGCAGCTGCTATCCCTGACGCTATGGATACAGCTGTAGGTACAAGCGCAGCTCTTGACAATCTTTTCAATGGGAATGTAACTCCCCCTACAAATGGAGAGGACGGAATAGCTATTAAAGATAGCGGTGGTACTTGGTATGAAATGGATATGGATACGCCAACACAAGCAGGTGGTAATACTACCTTTGTCGGAACATTCACAGGCGTTGGTATCACGGTCGCTCTTGCAGCGGAGGTTAATTTGGGACGCGATTATGCTGCTCCATTTAATCACATCTACGCCATACCGTCAAGTTGGACTTCCACACCGGTATTGCTAACAGAAACTCTAACTATCCAATGGACTATTAAACATCAGATAAGCTAAAATATGGCATTAACACCACAATATCAAAATGATACGGTACATCTACGGGATAATTGGTCGGATCAAGTCTCTCCCGTAGATCTAACTCAAGAGGACACGGTACATCTGTACGACGACGTTGATAGCGCAGACGTAACGGGAGGAGTTGGGACATTAAGTAAATATCAAAATGATGAAGTACATCTATACGAAGAGACTCCGATTGTTTGGGTTTCAGGGCAACCGTCTTTGGCTCAATCTACAGCTGATACAGTTCATCTGTGGGACGACTATACTAAAGATGTTGTGGTTACTAACATTATTGCGATTACAAATGACACGGTACACCTATACGACGAGGTTGACCTCGTACAAGTAGTGCAAACCTATACATATCAAAGGAATATAAATGTTTCTTTTGGAGAGACAAAAGACATTGACTACAGGGAAGTATCACATAGATTTAGGTGGACGAACTATAATGGTATTGCAGTACCGGATCTTAACTATAAGGATCTAAAAGAGCCTATAGTTAGAATAATGCCTGCTCCGTCATTCTTACAGTTTAAGTATGACAACTCATTTTTGCTATTCACGCGAAATACTATCAATCGTTTCATATTGACCTCAGACGTTAGTACGGGACAATGGCGCGCACAGACCGACAATCTTATTGAAGAGTTTAAAGATCTCGGACTAATGCACGCCAAAACGCTTGTTCTTGCGGGGGAAACTCTATTCGGACAAAGCGAGAAAGGTGTATGGAAGTGGAATAAAAATGGTATGGAGTTAATTAGTAAAGATATTATCAATATTGATGATGTGGGCGACGACGAGTATATGGCGTTTTACAACTCTATCAGAAACCAATATATTCTACACAAACAAACCCTTGCTGTTGGAGAGAAGTTATATTCATTAGATAAGGGAGCTATTGTTGCAAGTGCCGAGAAAGCGGCAGCTGTTGATATTGGGGTAATAGGAGAAACAGACACAACTGCAAAGGTAGTAACTGCCAATAATCAAAATGGCGGGACTTATGATGATGATGAAATAATTGTCAGCACAATAGACAAGACACTCTTATCATCAGTTGAGGGACTTCCTGAAACCGTTGTAAATGTAAGGAGAAGTTCTACGTCTATCTTTGGTTGGGAGGACGACAAGTTCCTTTATTGTTATACTCAGGTAGCTATTGGTGGTACAGCTATTGTAGTAGGGACTGTTTCAGGGACTACAATAACACTTCATACTCCTGTCCTTACAGACCTTACTGTAATATATCGAACATCTATTGCAAGGCTAAACGGAACGACAAAATTTGTAGTCTTTGGCGCTGACGCAAGCGGAATGAAGTATCAAGTAGGGACTGTTGCGGGGAATGTAATCACTCTTGGCGCAGTACAAACGTGGATTTCAGGAGGAGTAGTTACCTCTGTTCAGGCAAAACAAATAGAGACCAACAGACTATTAATAACACATCATCAAAACCTTGCTCCTCAAGGTAATAAATATACAGTAGCAGAATATCCGGGTACAGGGGACGTGCTTACATTTGGGACTTCAGTAGATCCCGGATTTATTGCAAACGCTTCATATACAGCTATGACAATAGCCTCTGCAACGAGAGCTATATGCGCTCAATGGGTTGGGACTTATTTTGGAGGTGGAGCTTATGATTTGGGTGTATATCCTGTAGCGGTTGACGATATGACTGTTACAATAGGGACTCCAACGCAATTAGCAGGCGTAAACAATTCAGGAACACGTCCTATAGTTATGAGCGACGGTACAGACTCAGGGTTTATGTTGGTATATTCAGATTATTCTAACTCACAGGCGCTTACTGTTATATATGGTTATGCAAACGATACTGTTGTTACTTTATTATCCTATACGTTGGAAGTAGCGACAACGGACGACTGTCGTATGGATAAAGAGGGTATTCCTTTAACGGGAGGACTCTTCTTTGTCAAGTGGGCAAAATACTCAGGAGCATTAGGCTACCAACAAGTATGGGGAAGAATAATTGATCAGACAAGATCATACGCTTATCATATAGACAAAGGGAAGTGGACGACATTTGACGGACTGAATATTCTTGATATACCGATAACCTTAGCAGGTGGAAGTTTAGACAAGAATTATAACGTATGGATAGACTCTGACCTGCAATTACAGCAATATCCCGGTACATCATATTGTCTCGCGGAGACCAAAATTGAAACCAAAAACTTCTATATCAAAAAAGGAGTATTCCAACGGTGGATAGTGGACTTTGTGGGGAGCGGTGTTGATGTTACTACGAGAGTTAATCGTGTTGTAAATGACATAGAGACGCAGGTAGAGGACAAAAAAAGTAGCGTAGTTCCAAACGAAATAAGACAAGTAACCCTTGCAAAATCAAGAGGCAGAACTATGTCTATTCTTGTTGAGGGAGCTAACATAATAAGAAATATATTAATTGATATTAAAATGTGGGGCGAAAAATGAGTTTATGGGCATTATTACCGGCAGCTGCGTCCTTAGCGGGAACACTACTTAACAAACCGAGAAAGAAAGACTATCAATATGACACGAAGTATATGGATAGATACATCAATAATTTAAAAGGTCAAGCCTTTGAGGGACGCATAAGCCATATGGTAATGCAACCCGCACTTAGACAAATAGGTAAGCAGTCTCAAAGAGCTAATCGCGGGACGGATCAGTTTGTAGCAAGGAACAAACCGGGCGGTGGCATTGAGGCTCAAATGCGAATGGGTACTAATCAACAAGCATTAGAGGCTCTATCTGTCGCAGGAGAAAAAGCATTTAAAGCTCAGTACGGAGAGAATAAAAGGATACAACAAATTATTGCTCAGGCTGAACTTCAGAAAGGACAGATTGAGTCGCAAGGGAAACAGCAATATGCTCAAGCCAAGAGCGCGCACAGAGGTCAGGTACTTCAGGCAGGGTTAAGTCTTGGAGCAGCAGCAGCCTCTCAAGTGGCACAAACAGCAAAGGCAGCCTCAAATACTATGCAAAAGGCTAAAGCGTTAGATCTTATTGAAGATGATACGAACTTAAAAGATTTTAAACAGGTCGCAGCTAACGCAGGTTTTGATAATTTAGATGAATATGTTAATCAATTAGGTCGCACAAGGGGTATAGATCAGGCGCTTAATGTATATGATCCGTCCAACATTCCTACTGCCGACGCTATAGACGCTATGGTTAAATCAGGTCAGGTTGGGATTGCTCAGGGCAGAGAAATGAAACAGAAAGCTATTGAGGTTAAAAACGAAATCGCACAGTTCGAGGCTCGTAATCAAATAGATCCTGAGACTGTAACGGAAGAGGATATTTATAAAGAAGTTGAGGCAGGGAATATCACTACCAAACAGGGACAGGAGTTCATTGATGTACTTGATTACAAAGCAAAACAGGACAAATACGTTGATAACTATATGAATCTTTATACCGGACTTGAGTCAAGCAGAGAAACTGATCCTGACGGTTACGCGAGAAGATTACAAACTATTTCACAGTCAGACCTACCCCCTCAAGAGAGAATGGCATTGGCTAAGGAAGAAATCTCAATGAATAGGAATAAGCTAACTTCATTTCAGAAGAGCATTTATGACAATTTCTTTGATAACACGAGACCTGCTGAAGATTTATTGAAACATATGGATAAAAAAGGTATCACTAAAAAGGAAGCAGCGTTTGTTGCGGGTTTATATAAACAGAAACTTGCGTCGATTAAAGACCTCTCTCCTGAGCGTAAGCAAATAGCTGAGAGTGTGGCGCTTAGTCATATGGAAAGAAATACTCTATCGCTGACGGTTGGTAAGAATAATAATCACGAGTCAGTTAAATATTTGAGAGACAAACTAAACGTCCTGAACTATACAGACGTAGAAGAACTTGGCAGTAATCTCGCTACAGTACAGGCACATATCCACGAGGTCGCTAAAATCGCGGATATACCTATGACGCTACCGGGATTTACTGAGCTGATAGGCGTATCTCCCGACTCCATAGACGAGAGAACACGGAACGCCTTTGATAATTACAATTCAAAAGAGAAAGTTCGTTATCTCCGCAATAGGTACGAGCAGGAATTAAATAAAAATGTTATGAAGATCCTCGCTGCGTCCGACTATCCGGGTGTATTAAACCCTGAGTCTCTATTAAATTATGTTCCACCGAGCTTTGAGGGCGTGCCTTATCTGCCGACGGAGGGACATTTACAGATAGATAAATATAGCGAAGTTCCTAACGACTTATCGGTGTGGGAGTAGTCCTATGCCTGAGCGGTACTATGTTGACGGTCAAAAGGTAGATGTTGCTGACGAAAAATTAGACGCATTTCTACAGAAATATCCTAAAGCTCAACGCGGTATATTGTATACGTCTGATGAAAAGGATCTATATGTACCTGAAGATATGCAAGGATTGTTCAAGCAGAAATATCCTAACGCATTAATACGAGAGCCAAAGACTGAGCCTATTAAAAATCCCGAAGAGGACTTCCAATCGTTTTATAGTGAGATATCAGGAGCTAAATACCTCAATCAAAACCCTGACGATCCAAAGAATATGTACGATTATCGCGGTTATTATGATAAATACAGGTGGAATGAAGAGGAAATGGCACGAATTAGAGAGCCTAACGCTCACTTTCCGTCTGAATTTAAAGATGATTACCACCCTAATCGCGTAGTTCCACAGGAGGACGGTACTTATTTAGACACTAAAAACGGTACAGCTATGTCTGAAAAGGACTATTTAGGTTGGGACAGAGCGAGAAGAATGAAAGAGGACGCAGTATTTAACAATATTGAAACAGAACAAGCAGCTGCCGAATCTACCTTTGTACCTCCGAAGTCTCCCCGTTTATCAAAAGAAGAGATCCGCGCGAATATATTAGCAAAGGACGAGGCAGAGATCTCAATTAAAGAGTGGGGAAAAGGCTTATATCAGGGAGCAGTATCAGGTACAGCGTGGTTTTGGAAAGGCGTATCACAAATTCCAACAGCTGTAGCAGAAATGGCGTATCTACCTCAAAACTTATTATCATTAGTACCTGAGAACGCAGATATATTAGAGGCTATGTCGGTACTGCCCGGCAATTCTTGGTTAAAACCTCTCGCTGTAACCGGCAGAGCTAACCCTGAATTGTTCAAGAATATGGAGAGACACGCGCCTAAAGTGCTTACAACCGGTAACAAAATGTATCAGCTGTATGACAATATTCAAAAGAGCGCTCAGGCAGAAATGGTACAGTTCGACAACTCTATTGGTGGAGACATCAAAGAGGGTAACTATATGCGCGCTCTTGCTCAAACTTCTCAGTCTATAGCTGAGGCTATACCTATGCAGTTAGCAATAATGGCAAGTGCCTATGCAGGTGTACCCTTACCCGCAATTATGGGTACAGTATCCACTATGTCAGCAGGGGATAAGTTTACAGAGCTATCAGCTGACGAAGAGAACAGGCAGAAAGAACAGCGAAGTAGAACTCACGGAGAGCCTACCGATATAAAACAGCAAAAAATGATTGACGGTCTTAATGAACAGTTAGCAGAACATTATGGTACTTATGACGATACGTCTATGATTACCAAACAAATAAACGCGATTATACACGGTGGAGCTGAGGGTGTATTTGAAACATTAGGTACAGGTAGATTAGGTCAGATGTATGGAGCGTTTGTAAAACGCTTTGGATCTAAGACAGGCGGGTTGGCTTTCAATAAGGCTTTCGGAAAATCCTTTGTACGCTCACTAAAAAATAAGGGAGTTATATTAACAGACAGAGTTATAGAGGGGGTTGAAGAGCTTGCAACACAGGTAACACAAAATTTAAACGACATCTATACAGGTGTTAATAAAGAACTTAACGCTTGGAGTGGCTCATTCGACGCGTTTGCTGTAGGACTTGGAGCGTCGTCAGTTACTACGCTACCTATGCAGATGTATACGCGCTCGGTACAGAAGAAAGTTGAGAAACGGATAGACACAAACATTGATGACACTATCAAGGAAGTACGAGCTGCTGCGGATAAAGAAGTTGAACAGGCAATAAAATTTATTGAAGAGGGAAAGCACGTCGTATCAGAAAAAGAGATAGCTGAGTTAGATCTACGTAACCGCGAGAATACTGAGAATACTATCCAACAATTAGAAACTTTAAGGGAAACCCTGAAGAGTGGTAAGGTTGAGGGAGCAGGGAACTTGGTACTTGCTGACAACATTGTCATACCTGACAATATAACCGTCGAGCAGATAGACCAACTCAAAGCAGAAATGCAAACTGAAGAGGGAAAGGCAGGACTTGAGAATACTAAGAACATTCCTGATCCAACGCTTAGACAGTTAAATGCGCAGTTATGGGTATTACAGGATAAGCGCTCGCAGTTTGATTATGGTACGCCTGAGTGGGTAGCGATCACGCGGGACTTAGGTACGATAAGCGAGCAGACACAGGATAGAATTACGCTTATTCAAAAAGATATTGATACAGCAGTTAAGGACGCGGTTAAACATTTTGAGAATTTAGATACAGCTGACGAGCAGATATATGAGCTGTCAAGTTTAGTTCGTACACTACAAAGCGATATAGACGACGGTACTATTACGTGGTTAGACGCTATGCAGAAGATCGAGGAACACGGATTTGATCCTATCAAAATGACTCCTGAGCAGTTTCAGATACTTGGCTCTAACGAAAAGGCTATGATAGGTAACGCCTCTAAGGATTTAATTAAGGTGTTAGGTGGAGCGAATCCATTGACAGTAGTCGAGGAGAGAGTCGAGGCGTTCTATAATAACGAGGGTATACACGACGCTGATTGGGATACTAAGGTGGGACAATGGAAAACTGAGTATGAGGCAAGCATTGGAGACATAATCAATAAGAGTAACAAGGAATGGTTTAGTACCTTAGCTCGCAGGTACGCTGCCGGTGTTGAGCCGAAAGGAAAAATCCATAAAGAGTTACGGAAGATATTAGATAAGGTCAGAAATTATTTCAGTCTTATGTTTGGCGACGCTCAAACCTTTGCACGATTAGTTAAGGAGGGCAAGATAAACGAGGAATTAGTAGACTATTTAGATAGATCTGTTAATGAGCCTACTGCGAAAAGAACTAAGCGGATAGCACAGATGTTAAACCCGCAGACTACCAAGTCTAAGACCAAGCCGAAAACTAAACCCAAAAAGAAATCAAAACCGCTTGTAGATTTTAACGGTAAAAAAATCCAAGTTGGCGATAAAGTATTAATCAATAATGTTAATCCGATAGTTGTTGAAGAGATAACCGATACATATATTGCTGCAAAGGGTAAAAGTGGTAAGATAGAAAAATATAAACTTACAAATGTCCTCGAACTAATTGAGGATAAGGCAGAACCAAAAGCGAAAAAGAAATTTGTTAAAGCTAAACCAAAAGATAAGAAAGGCGCTAAGACGACACCAAGTAAGAAAGTTTCTAAGCCAAAAAAGGTTACTCCTAAAAAACAACAGGCTAAAGGGAAAAAGAAAAAAGCAGTAAAGATTAGCGATTTATGGATAGGATACCCCAACCCTGCTAAGTTTACAGAACACAAGTCTCCTACGTGGAAGAAAAAAGGATTTGAACAGTTTAAGGTGGCAGGTAAAACCTACAATATACAGCTCGTTAAGGGCAAGAATACTCTTACGACTAATGTGTATGACGCTGACGGATCTATATTATTAAAGACGATCTTCAGGGAAAAGACATTAGGTAAGGAAAAATATTGGGAAGCGGAAGAGGACGCTGTTATGACGGAGAAATTTATATCTCTCGAAAGCGATAAGAATAGAATAGCTGAGACCATTGGTTTTGCAGAACAGCACTTCCTTTGGAGTAAAGGATATAAGACAGATACCTCCCAACCTACTGAGGCGCGTATGCGTCAGGAGATCTCTGCATTAAAAGGCTCAACAACAAAACTTACAGGGAAGAAAAAAACTCAGGCTGATAAGTGGGTGGCAAAAGAGGTTGCGAAGTTGGAGGCAACAATCGAGGCACTTGATACCAAGACGAAACCTATTGTTAATAAACCAAAAGCACAAAACACTAAGACCGTCAAGAAACAGCAACAGGATTTAACTGAGAACAAAAGAAAGAAACATAAGAAGTCCCTGCCTATAACGGAGCAGGATCAATTAAGTTTAGAACAGGACGCAATCGCTGAGAGTAACGCGCTTATATCGGACGAGGATCTATTGAATACCTTTGTTGATAGGACAGATAACCCTGTAGAGAGGAATGATAAAGGGCAGCGGGTTGTAAAAGATTATGATATGCGCGAAGTTCGACACGGAATTGCAACCAATCCAAAATTTAAACAGTTCTATAAAGGATCTATCTTAATCGACGAGTTAGGAGATCCGGTTATAATGTATCACGGGACGCGCAATCAGGGGTTACACGGTAATAAGTTCCATACCTCGCCTAATGTAGCAGGGTGGATAACAGACGAGAGCGAGTATGCTATGATGTATACCGGTGTTCATTGGTCTGCGATTGCTGCGCTTACAGAGATAGATCCTCACTATAAGCCTCCGTTTACAATGCACGAATATCTTAGCAGTTCTGATATTAAGGGCGCGAATATACTACCGTTGCTTGTATCAATTAAAAATCCTATCAAGTTTAAAGTTCAGGCTGAGGAAGAGATTGGTAACTATAAAGAATTTCTATCCTATATGAGAGAGGCAGGCGTACCGGAGAAAATGCTTACTGAGTTAGAAGAGAGTTTCGTCCGCGATTATAACCTATGGTTAGAAGATCAAACAGCTGTAGGTAAGACTGACTATGATATGTCAGGGTGGGAGACTTCAAACTCAAATCATTTATTCCTCGCACACTCAGAGAATAGATCTCTTAAAATCTTTTCTTATGTAGATCAGGACATAGTAGGAGAGATTGCTAAGAAGTACGGATACGATAGCTCCTACTTAAACGAGTCAGGGTTTAATACCTACTGCGTATATAAGGATAATGCTATTAAGTCGTTATACAATACCGGAGAGTTCAGCGCAAAGACTCCCGATATAAGCTATGACCTTGTACCAACATCTGAGGTTGTTAAGAAGTTAGACGACCGTATGAAAAAGCGCGAGCTTGAACGTCAAGCTATGGAGGGCATTGAGGAGTCAAAAGAATTTAGAAGTCAAAATCGCTATCAGGTTAGGGAGCTTGCATACTTACGCAACGCATTGATCTCCTCTAAAATGCTTGACCTTAAAGACCTGACAAACACGATAGACAGTCTCACTACTAAGGAAGAGAGAGAGGTAATTCCATTCCTGATAGAGCAGTCTGGTGTCCCTAAAGTATTGAACAGACCTGACCTTGAGAAACTTTATCAACAGCTGAAGAATGATAAAGAGTTCAACATAATCGTTGATATGGCAAGGACTCACTTCGATAATATATGGAAAGAAATGACTGAGTACCACGAGGATCTAACCTATGAACAGAAGTTAAACTATGTGCCTCACGTATGGGACGTAGGTAGGTGGAAAGGTAAGAAACACTTAGCGGTAACTCAATGGTTTCAAAGGACTAACCCGTTCTTAAAGAAAAGATATATTGGTACACTTATGGAGGGTATTACTGAACACGGTTTAGCTCCGAAAGAATTAGATATTAATAACCTGATAATGTTACACGGTCGCAATACATACAGAGCTATGGCTAACGCTCAGTTTATTGAAGATGTAAAAGAAATGAATGTCGAGGGAGTTCCACTAATCTCAGAACTTAGTAAAGCTCCTGATAATTGGGTACGTATGTCCCACCCTGCATTACGCAGGCTTGTGTTTGGATCTGCGGGCAAAGGCAAAGGAACTACAATGTCTACTGTCGACGTTGCAGTACACCCTGATCTCAAAGACGCGCTCGACGTTATCCTTGAAGTCCACGACTCTAATGCTCTTGGGCGTGCCTATGATATGGTAAGCGGAGTTGTAAAGAAAACCAACCTATCTCTCAGTTTGTTCCACCATATCGCTCTTGCTGAAACAGGAATTGCTATGATGGGCGTTAAACAAACCGCAAAGATTATCAATCCTATTTCATTAGTGTATCGAGGATTCATTAAGAAAGATAACCTTGCATTTACTAAACTTGATTTGGCAAAGGACGGGGTTATACACGGGTTACAGTTGGGAGCGTCAGCAGATTTTCCCGTACAGAAGATCCAACAATTCCTAAACAATTTAGTTCATAAGCATAAAGATCATTTCTTTAGAGGCGGGGTTGCTAAACTTATGGCAGGATTCAACGAGCGTTGGGATCACGCGCTTTGGGATTGGTTACACGACGGTTTAAAACTGTATGCGTATGAGTCTCAGGTAGCAAAGATTAAAAAAGATGTAACCGGTACTGACTTAGTACGCGCAAAAAGAGAAATAGCACAGCTCGTCAATGATACCTTTGGAGGACAGAACTTCGATATACTTATGCTCAATCCAAAGGTTGGGAAGATACAGCAGTCAATAAGGAAACCGTCAGGAGTCAAGGCTGCTCAACGATTGTTACTGAGTTTTGATTGGCAGGTATCTACGATCAGGCAGGCACTCTCTCCGGCAGGTATAGGAGCTATCTACAGCGACAAAGCAAATAAAAGATTACGAATGAAAATAGGTGGAGCATTTTGGTTGAGAGCTTTCCTTTACTACGGTGTCGGTATGAATATGTTAAACGCTTTCTTTAGACGCAGAGACCGCGAGGAAAATCCAGAGTATTATCAGCAGGACAGTTATGGTTGGAAAGATGATACAATGTTCAGGAATGTGGTAGGTCATAAGAGCCACTTATTCGCAGGCAGATACAAGGACGGGACTGAGCGCTATGTACGTTGGGGTAAACAATTCAGAGAATTGTTCGAGCTGTTCCTATCTGACTTCGGAGGGATTGTAGTTGGCAAACCATTCCTTAAAAAAGTTGGAGCAAAGGCTAACCCTGTATTGCAGAAACCAATAGAATTATTTACGGGTAGCACTCTAAGCGGATTTGAAAACTATGCTTTAAAGGACGCTAAAGGTTGGGCGTGGACTTGGCAGGCTGCGGTAACAATAGCACAAACGCCATTACCATTCAGCACTCGCAATTTGATATATCCTCATAAGGAGTCATACTTATTGGACGTTGCTATGCCCTCTTCAAAGGGAGCGACGCGCAGGAAGTTGATAGATCTATATGAATATGCGATCAAAGGTTTCGGTAAGCACGATAGTCCTGAAGATATTGAACACGAAATCCAATCGCTAAACTTTACAGCTATTCAAAATGGAATAGATCCGTACCCGCTATTCAAGGCTGCGCTCGGAGTTATAGAGGCTGAGGCTAAATCTGAAATGCTGTTAGGAAAGAATACCATTGAGGAACTTGAAAAAGAATTATCCAAAGCTGACTCTGCTATTGAACGGTCGTTTATTCAAAAGAAGATTAACGCGAAGTGGAAAGAATATTATAAGTTTCAGGTAGGCGCACAAAGGATTGGCGCGCAGTTGTCATTGATTGAGAGACATAAGAATACTATGCAACAAATGACAGGGAAGTTTGAAGATTATGAAAAAGATTATAACTACGAGATAGTTCCTGACGAGGATATACAAATTAAATTTTAGCTCCTTGTTGTAGGCAAGAGAAAAGAGCAAACCGGAGTGAGAGCTTATCCAACTCACTCCGGCTTTTTAATAGGGAGTTACTTCTCCAATGGTTTATCCCCCCGCCACCATTCCTCATATAGAGGGAAGTCCTCCCACTTTTTGTATCGCTTACCGTTCTTAGAGAACGCCACCTTGTAAGGACACCACGTCTTTCTGAAAAATACTTCAGGCACTAACTTGTTCACGAGTACATCTTGCTTATCGCATAGCCACTTCTGAAGTACGGGGAATGTAATCGCTGAATTATTATTTTTACCTGCATACTTACCCTTAACATCAACAATAATAACCCTTGCTAATTTATGGGACGGAGGATAGATCTTAGCTTTGTATCCTATCAGATCCATAAACTCTGCTGTTATACCAAATACGAAGTCAGGGGTATAGTACTGCGGGTGTAATAGAAAGATATTCTTTTTCCGCATTAAATCTTTTTTGATTGGAGCAGGAACTTTAATTGTTTTCCTACCTGATAATAAAAATCCCTGAGTGTGATAGTTCCAACCTTTTACCAACTTATTCTCAACAGCCTCGCCTAACCATAGGTAAAACCAATGCTCCTCGTCGCTGTCAAAATCCTCCCTCTTCTTGCGCGGGTGTGTGAATACAGGGGGGACGGAGGCGGGGGGAGTAAGTCCCGCCTCTTCCTTTGTCGTGGCAGACTGAGGAGTGTCCCCCTTAGTTAAATCCTCAGTCATTCTGAGTCTCTTTTAAAATAGATTCTTGCTTAGGTGTCAGCTCGTCAATCTGTTGGTCGAATACTGCTATGACTCTCTTCTTTAGATTGTCGCTAATAGTATCAACTACACGAGTGTTACCTGTCAGCTGATCGAGTAAACCCTTTGCGTCCCCGCCTAATGCAGTAAGCTGATTATATTTATCAATCGCTATCTTTTCATAATCGCCCTCAAATTTGCCCGTATCCTGCGTTTCTTCTTTATCCTGTACCTTTTCATCTGTTTTGGTAGAAGTCTTAACCTCGTCAGTTTTAACCGTGTCAGATTTGACCGTAGCAGATTGGCTCTTGGTCTTTTTCTTTTGATGTTCCAATTTATCTTTTAATTGGTCTGTTTGCTGTTCCGTAGTTACATCTAAAATTTCTCCCATTTCCATACCTGAAAACTTCTGAGCCATACCAACCTCCGCGCTCTCGTCCAAAGTAATCGCCAAGCGTAGATCAGACGACTGCGGTACGAGCTTGAGTGTTCTGCGTATGACAGTTTTCATAGCCATAGACTCCCACTCTTTCTCCCAAACTGAGCCTTTAAGTTTAGCTCCGTGAGAGTAGCGTTTCTTATGTTCCTCAATTTCCTCTCTCGACATAACATCAAAGACGTGTCCCCCTGATTTCATCTTGATAACACAATAGACGTGAGTAACATTACGCTTTTTGCTGTCGAATACAGGGACGTGAATGAGGTCAGGGTTAAGTCCGTAGTTGTATTGGAACTTATCTCCGTCGTGTACGACCTTTGCGTTCACACTATCAACCTGTCCTGAATTATAAGCTAAAGATAGATAGCCTTTGTATCCGGGTATCAGCTGACACTCACGCTGTCCTGTCTTAGTGTTATTAAAGGGAACTAAGTACGCCTGTCCTGTAACTCCGTCAGGCTCAAGACCTAATTGCGACGCTTGAATTATACAGCTCACGATTGAGTGCGCAGTACAGTCCAATAAAGCAGGATTCTTTTGCAAGCCTGTACTTGCTATCCTTATTTGTCTTTCTGCTGTTAAATGCTTAGGTAGCGCACTACTTATTGCGTCTGTGAGCGTGTTAAGCATATCCCTGACAGTAGTAAAATTGTCCTTTCTTTCTAATGCTGTAGATTTAGCCATTGATTTCTCCTATATTGGATATTTACGAAGTGGTCTAACAACTGAAGTAGATGAATACTTCTCATATATATCAGGCTGTTCTTTTTTTAATTTTGCTGACTGAACTGATGTCCGTTTGTGCGGACGGAAGTGTACGCGATAACCGGTACAGTTAGCAACAGGAGTTTTGTTCAAGACTGCTTTAATCTTAGTCGTCAGCTCCTCTTTCATTCCTTTAGCCTCAAGCAATACACCCTCTACATTTACCAAATCCTCCATTAAAGGATCTAATTCATTAGACATATCAACGATCTCCTCGCCTGTAGCGTCGTCTATCTTATCTAATAAAGCCTGTCCTTGACAGGTCGTCCTGAAAATACAGGTTTGACAGCGCTTGTCGTTAGGATCGAGTCGGTCGGGTATGCCTCCCTCCGTAACCATTCGCCAAAACCACCTGCCTGTATCCTGTATGAGCCTATGTATGTTCGGATCTGCCTCAATCTCTTCATATAAAAACTTCCAACCGTCTGCCCAAAGGATAGCGAGGATTGCTTTTTTATATCCTGTTATCCATAGGTACTGCTGTACTTGCATAATGTAATGCTCAGGGATACCGTCTCTTTTGATTCTATGGAATATCTCCCTACCTGCTGTCTTACATTCCAATAAAATATCTTCGCCCTCAACTTTCCTATCGAGGTTTGCTAACGCCCAATGCTCAGTCTTGTGCTGTTTAATTTGATTTACATTTCTAACTTTCAATCCATAATCTTTAGTGAATTGTTCAGCGATTACAGGCTCTAATGCGTGTCCCCTGTCTAATACGCCACCCTCTTTACGCGGGTAGTCAGGCTCTTGATTGCGCTTATCATACCAAAGCATACGTTGACACCCGTAAGGCTCAAGGTTAAACATAGCTCCTATATCAGAGCCACCAACCCCCTGCCTGCGCGCCTCTAACCAAGCCTCGTGTGCAGTTACTTCGCTTGTTACGTCGTTCATATAATTTTCTCCTTTGAATTTGTGTAGGTATCGAGTCCCTCCCGCGTGAAACGGACAGTCCTATGCCCAAGTTTATATCCAACTATTTTACCCTTACGGAATAAAAATAGTAAATGAGATTTTGAGATAGAGAGATAGTTCGCTGCGTCTGCGGGAGTGAGGAACTTCTTATCTCTTGACATTAATTTATCCTATTAATTTAACCTCCAATATTAATGCCAATGGATTAGAATAGCAAACTATATACCAAATTCTTGCAAGGCTTTGTCAACTTCCTGTTGACTTGCTCCGATATATCTGAGGGTTACTTTCGGATTGCTATGGTTAAGTAACGTCATAACTAAAGCTATATCGTTACCGCTCTTTTGATATATGTGATATCCGGCAGTCTTGCGTAGTGTATGAGTACCAAAGTGTTCGATACCACAAGCGTCAGCTCCCGCCTTTAATGCACGCCACGCAGTTACCCTGTGCATATGATTATTAGGATCGTCGTTACTAAAAAATAAATAGTCCTCGCCTACCATTTCATAGAACTCGCAGTATTTTTTTATGTGTGGTCTAATCTTATCGTTGAGTTTGACCTTGCGTTCCTTGCCTGTTTTATTCTCGTTCAGGTGTAGGTACTCACGAAACCTGCCCGCAGGATCGAATACGTGAGTATACTTTATATCCAACAAGTCCCCGATACGAAGAGCAGTATTAATTCCTAATCGAAATAACAATGCACTTCGGTCATTACGTTTTTCAAACCACCTGAGTAGTTCCAAAACTTTATTTATATCTCTGATTGCTGTTACTGTTGCCACTATATCCTCCTACATATCGTCCGTTTTCACTAAGGCTACCTTACCTCCGTGAGCGTGTTCGTGTTTATGTGCTACGTTTTCTGTTGACATATTACCTAACAGCCTCGCTCTCAAGAGTAGCTTGTCGAACAGCTCAATGAAATTCTTGAACTGTCCCGCACTATCCATAAAGATACTCCAATCCTCAACGCTGTCTAATGCGTGAGTCATTTTCAATAGGTTAATAACGAGCTTTACTTGTACCATTTGTAAGCCATTATTAACGAGGTTATTCTTTTGAGCAAGGACTTCAGCTTTATCTTGCCAAAGTTTATACATATAAGATTTAGACCTACCCACCAATTTACCTGCTAAGGTAAAGTTGGGTAGGAACTCCCCCTTATAGTCGCGTTGCATACCCTCCATTAGCATAACGCATAGAATTTTATTATCAATCCTATCTTCTGCCTGCTTAATATCATATAGAGGCTCGACGTTTTCGAGGGACGCGACAAGTTCATTGACATCTAACTCGCTCCCGATCAAACCAATCTCCTTTGCCTGTACGAGCGTGTTTACATTGTCCTCCTTAATGTCTTTTTTCTTCGCAAGTTTATTATCAATGCGCCTTTGTTCCGCGTCTTTATCTTTCGCGAGCAATACTTTCTTCGCGTCCTCTCTCATAATACCTCCAAGCTGTCGCTTATAATTGTGTTAGAATTATCAGTATGGAATTTGATTATCGTCCCGCATATGTCCTCTGTATATCTACAGTTTGCCATATCGAACAGCCTGTCAACATCTTCAGGGTTTTTAATAAAGACAGAATGACCTTGAAAAAATAATATCTGCCACTTATTATCTGAGTCCTTACCAATGAAATCTAAAATTGTTGCAGTAGCTTTTGCTCTCATATCCATACCATACCTGTTAATTTGGTTAATTTCGTATATGAAAAAATACAAAACAGGCGCAACAAAAAGCAAGTGTAGCACACGAAACCCGCCTATTAGTTGATAGTTTAATATTTCTTCTAACATTGTTTTATGACCTCCTCATTGTCAGCGTAAAATTTAATAATCGCGTCCTCCAATTTAAAATACTTCTCGGTGTCCTCGTCTCGCAATCCGTTGTATGTATACATTTCACAAGTTCCGTGTAGTTCAGACACAAAAGAGAGAGCAGTAGAGAGAGTCTTGAGTAGATTATTTTCTGTCTCTTTAATGATTTTGAGGACATCATTGAACAATAGGTTGTGATAGTCCGTGATAAGTAGGTTATACTTATTAACTTCATCAGCCTTTAGTTTCTCGAACAGTCCCTCAATCTGAGCGTATAGACCGTGCGGTATGTAGTCGTCTATGATGTACGTTAAACGCGGAGTATCTAAATGCTCTAACAGTTCTAAGATACCGTCGAAGATCTTAACCTGTTCGCCTGTAGTTTTGTCAATCAATTTGTATTTCATTCCCAATCCCCCTCTTCGTCTCTTGTATCCTCTTCAAAAAATGCTATCCCGTTTTCTGCTCTATGCGGATATTTTTCTAACTGTTCCTTAGAGCAGGTGTCAAGGTAAGCCCAATGTGTATGTCCGAATAACTCCTCACAGTATTCGTCCATATAGTCTGAAAAATCTCTACTCATTTTAACCCCTTTACTTTAATGTTAGTAATTTCTGACTCGTCAAGTTCAATCCCGAACTCGTCCTCGAAACTATCTTGTAGTTTATAAATGTAATCACTCTTACTTGTCGCCTTAATGTGATTGCCTGTAAACGCAGACAGTACAACCGTTGCTGAAAATTCTACAGGCTTGTCCCAAGTGTATGTGCCTAACGGATCAATCGCGTCCTTAGTCCCCCTGTTCCTCACTATGTCAGAGATTGCAACGTCGTTCAATCCCGCACACCATTGACAAGAGAGTACCTTGCCCTGAAATCCACAGCTATCAATAAAGCGATAGTCTTTCTGCGCTACCTCGTGTATACCGCACACCTCACACATTATTTTTTTCTTTTCTTTTGATTCAGCCATTACATTTCTCCTCTGCTTTTCTTTAATAAAGTTTCCATAGTCCAACCACATAAGGACATAAGGAAGTTGTCGATAATCTCAGGGTTTTGTTCGTGTTGAGATACTAATTGCCCTGATGTCATAAAGGGATCTTGGTCGTCCGTCTGCATTTCGTACATAATCGTAGCGTATACGGTGTCGAGGTTGTCCCTCTTGAGTGGTACTAATTTCTCCCACGCGTCGTAAGCCTCGTCGGGAGACTTTGTTATTTTAGTTTCATCACAATTACAGGTAACGGTGTAGTTCCCCCCGCCATTGTAGTTCAGACGGGGTTTCTCTTCGCAACCCGGACACGTTGTCGGGTTATATTTCTTTTTCGTTACAATTCTCATAAATCCTCCACAACTATCATCACTTCATTGTTTGCGTCTTGGTCAACCGCCTTAATGTCGCGGTCATTTTCACAGGACTTATAGTTACCGACAAAAACTGTTAGGTTTTCGTCATACTTCTTTAACGATTCAATCAGCTCTTTTATTTTCATATCATTTTCTCCTGATTAGCAGGGCAACCTCGATTAACCCTGCGTACTTCGTTGTAATTAAGGGTGTCGTCGACAATAAAATTCGGTATCGTCGTCAATACCTTTGCGAGCTTAGACGTAGTGAACACGCCACCTGATTTTGTGCGCCACCTGCCATTAGACAGGGGAGTGTAACCCATATACATAGCGTAGTCTTTTCCTATGCGCTCTAATGCACGCTTGGTAAGTTTCTTTTTCTTTTTTCTTTTCATAGTCTAAGCCTCTTAACTTTTTGTTTATATCGGGACAAATAATCTGACGGTTTTCCACAAATTCTATCGGTCTCTTCGTCTATCTTCCTCGCGTGTTCCTCCCAAATACTTTCTTGATCTTCGTTACTATCATCTTCCTCAGCTACTCCGTCCTCGTCGTATTCGCCAAACATTTCTGTAAGATATTCCTTTCTCGACGTACACCTCTCCATAACCTCGTCGTGTCCTATACTGTAATAGTCAATACAATCTTCACAAATTCCACAATTCAGCTCTCTATCTGTAGCAAGATAGCCTCCGCAGTAGTAACATTCCTGAACAGTATCATACTCGGTATCATAATACCCACCGTAAGCGTGTCCTCCCCAACCTGAGCCAAATCCTGATACCTTTTTGTAGCTGTCGTCTTTATGTAACCAACGCTTGTCGCTTGTTATGTCAATCAACTCCGCTATGAAGTCAATAGTGTCGCTAACGTCCTGAACTACCACGACCTCAGTAGAAGTATGCGCTCTATAGTACCCACAGCCTACGTTCATAGTACATATACCTACCTCACGGTCGGTAAGAATGTTACAGTCAGTAAACGAGCCACTTCCCAACTCTCGACTATGCTTTTTCATTAGAGGCTCTATATGATGTAACAATTCCTTGCTGAAAAGTATTGCTCCGCCACTATTTTGTATCACTTCGTCATTACCTCTGCGGTCGGGTTGGATAATCATACTTACATCATCAAAGAACTTTAGGTCAGCAAGTTGACTCCCGTCTCCGCCACACTCTTCGTCTCTGAAGAACGCACACTTTAACGCGTCGTATTTCAGGAGCATATGTAACGCTATAAATATACCACACTTATCGTCGCCACCTATTCCTGTTTGCTGAACATCTTTATCGAGAGCAAGCAACACTCCGTTATGCTCAACTACGTTGAGTTCCTTTTTTATTCTATGCACAGTATCAGTATGAGCGACAATGCAAGGATATATGTCAGCCTTACCTTTAGTAACGTAAAGGTTTCCGTTATCCTGCTTACATTTAAGGTCGTTAGCCTTACAAAAGCGCTTGATGTATTTTCTCATACGCTTTGTCTCTCGTGTATGCGTTTGGACTGATAGTGTATCAATTAGTAGTTGTTTATCCATTATGATTCGATTCTCCTATGGTTGTTGCGAATAGTTCGATTTGTTGTCTCGTGTCTGTCGCAGGTTTGATATATACATCTACCGGTACGGTTGTGTGATCGTCCGCCTCAAGATGTCTTTTGATTATGTCTTGAACTTCTGACTCGTCAGCGTGGTCTATCGTCGTACTGTAGTCAATCAACCTAAAGCCATATTCCTCGTGTAAATAGTCGTCAACATTTAGGTTTACAATAGTGATGTCGTCAAGGGAGTACAGTATTACCTCGTTAGTTAAATAATGCTGTTCGGAATAGTCGCAATATGTTACCTCGTCCTCTAACGCATATTCTCCACTCGGTAGCCCGATAAGGTAATCGTCGTCTTGCCAAGCGTAATTACCGTTATGGAGTACGACGGTACAATCGTCGTAACAATAATCTCCGTCGTGAAGTCTCGTCGCCTGATGTCTGGGTATGTCCTCTCCGTGTACCTCAGAATAGCAAATACATTCGGAGCAGTAGTATTGGTCGTTGATGTAATAGTAATCGTCCTCATACATACCACACCCACAATCTTCGCAACTGCAATAATAATCTTCGTCATAATTATCCTCGTTGCCCTCTAAGTATCCTCCTGTACTTTGTGCGCTACCAACATAAGTACCGATAGAGCTTGAGTGATGATTTGCTACTCCCCTGCTGAAGATTTGACTCAGGCTATCCATATACGGATACCTGTCAAACTCTGTATAGCTTAACTCGACGCTAATATTTCCTACCGAGCATTGAAATATCGGTATATATTCATTATCGTCAGCAAAATTGTGAAATGCTACTATGGTGTCGTCGCTACCATACACCCTATCCATATATCTGTTATTCCATAACAGCGCTCTACCGACGAGTTTGTCCTCGTCATTCACAAGCACTATCATAGATACTTCAGGGTTATCTGTATAAATTCCGAAATATTTGCCACATTGGTCGTATTTCATACAAGAATTATTCAGGCTACCGCTACCGTCCTGATACGTTGAGTAGTGATACCACTCACGAATTTCCTCGCCTTTCACGACTGAAAATTCGCCTTTTACTATAGTCTTTGACTTATAGTAATTCACAAATTGCTCAATATCTTGGGCAGTCCAATCGTATCCACGCTCGTTCTTGACCTTGTTCAGGAATTTCCCTGCTTTACAGTCAACGCGATTTTGTCTGCTCCACTTACCGTCAGAAGTGAGGAGACATTCCTGTCCTTTCGGTAGGAAACTTATCATACCATTGTTACGAGTAGTAACATTCCTGATATACAGCTTGTTCTTACTCGTTAGGTTAAGTTTGATTAGCGTCGTAGCTATCCTTTGCGTCTCCTCAGCGTACTTATACGAGTCTACGCTACTTGTACCCTCGTCTCTCGCTCGTTGTTGAGCGACTGCGTTGATACGGTCTTTAAGTATCCGCTCCATAGAGCCACTAAGGAACTTTTGGCTACTTGGTATCGGTGTTGTTCGTGCTGTAGGCATTAATCTTACTCCTTTTGATTAAGGGTTAGTCCATTCGGCAGAAACTTCTCATACGAAGTCCCGCGTCAGTTAAAATTCTCAATCCTGAATACATTGTCGTACTATTATCGAACTTACTGACGAGAAGTCTCCACGCTTTATCAATCCCTCTTCGCGTCTTATTATAGCACGCAGGTTGGTTGTTCTCGTCGGTCTTGTCATATCCGTCTATAGTCTTGGCAATAGCGTCGTATTCAAAATCACAATTACCGTTGCTAATTTTGTTCGCGGTAATTACTACGGGTATATCCTCACGAAGTAGGCTCTCGTCAATGCGTTTCTGAGCAGATTTAACGTAATTCAATACCTTTATGTATTGTCGAGTGTTGCTCATATGCTCCCCAAAGAAATATCTATTTGATATTTCTTCACTAACGGTAAATTTTCGATTCTGTTTATTAACGGTAACAATACTTCGTCCATTACTTCCTCGATTTCGTCCGTTACTGCGTCTAAATCGTCGTCATTCATTTCGTCCCATTCTACGCGAGGGACTGAAAACTCAATCCGAGTTGTACTAAGTGGGTAGTTAGTATTTACGCTCATACGTGTCCTCCTGATTTAACTTTGCTTATTACGTCGGCTAAGATCATTTTACCGACAGGAAATTGCATATCTCTCTCGATACTGAGACCGAGAGGAAGTCGAACGCTCATTAACTCCGACAGGCTTACTGTCCCGCACTCAGCCAAGTAAGTATCTCCGAGATTAGCGAAACACCAATATATGTCGGGATTGACTCTATCCTGTTCGTATAGATACCACGTCCCTGCTCCCGTTGGATTGAACAGTTTACAGATTACGACAATATCTGAGGGAGGCATTTGAGCAGTTTCCCCCTGTTTGTCGAACGCGTTTTGGATTTCTTTCGTGATTATTTTCATTAAAATATCCCCCTATAATTGACGATAATATGACAGCCTGCCAAGAATAGCAGTAATGTCGTTACCATTACGATAAACAATTTTGCAAAATTCATTAGTTTCCTCCTGCTAATAGTATCAAGGTTAGTCCAACTGTAATTATTGACAGCCAATACAATGCTATGCTTTTACTGTCATACAAAGGTTTCGATTGCCATTTCATATCAATCTCGCTCTCTTTTTATTCATAAAGTATATCAGGCTTTCCTCAGCGAAATCGCTCGCTCGGACGCTACCATATCTCCGCGCTCCGTCAAGAGCGTAGAATATCTCGAAGAGGATAATTTCTAATTGCTTGACAGTAACATTAGTAAACCGAGAGGCTACTCTCGCCCAATACTGAAAAGTTCTCCGCTTTTCAATTCGTTTACTAACGACAAACTCTGATTTTTTACTCATATTTACAATCTCCTATAAGTTTACTATCGGTAACTGACGTTGATTTAGTACGCAGGCTTTATTTACTCGCTTGACTGCCTCTACGTTGATGTCCGTACCTTTGCGATTCAAGAAGTTTAGCGACGGTAACTGACAACCAATCTCACGCGAAGTAACTTTGCGACCGCTCAAATTCTCCCACTTACCTAAACCGACGGACTTATATCCCATAAGCAGAGCATATTTTCTACCTAATCTCGTCAGCTTACTGTCGGCAGGATTTTTCTTGCGGAAAGTTTCTTTTATCATTAGAGCTTTTATTTCAGATTTATTCATCAGTTAAATCTCCCCTGTTAGTTTTGTACTTCCTGACGGAAAGTGATTAACCCTGACGGTATTAAACCAAGTGCTGAGGAGCTTAAAACCAAAGGTTTTATCCTCTTTCTTGGTAATCAATATCCGAGAGTATTGGTTATTTTTGAACACTAATATCTCGTCGGCTATATTGACATCAACCGACGAAATGTAGACCTTTAGGTCTTTCTTGTGTGGAGAGGTTTCGGAGATGTAATCTCCGCTTGAGAGATTTCTCGCCCAAGCAGGCTTGCGAGTCTTTTTTAGTTCCCAACGACCAACTCTCTCCCCGAGTACAATCCCGTAATCAACGACAGCATTACGATATTTGATTGCTGAGAATACCCTCAGTTTCTCTGAGGGTTTCTCAAACTCTTTAAGTGTATCGTTATTAACCGACGATTTCAGCAGGTCAAATTTTGGTTTAGCCATATTACCCCCTCACTTTAATTGCTTGTTCGATAAGCTCTTGTTCTCTGATTTGTCTCTTGATAATGTCAATCATCAAACCCTCAAGTTCAATTTCGACTTCATCGTCGGGAGTAAACTCCCGTATCGAAATTTCATTCATCTTTTCTAATTCAATATCGACTAATTTAACTTGTTTACCGTCGACAACAACCTCGTATGTATCTTGATTAGCGTCGAAATCAAGTTCGCAGTAGTGTTCTTCATCTTGGTAACAGCGGGAGTCTTTCAGACTCCGATTGTTATTTGGATTTATTGGATTGAAATGAGGTATATCCCTATCACAAATATAGTCGAACTGCTCGTCAATATACTTGTCGGCTATAGCGTTGTCGATTTGCTGATTTGAAGTGCTATTATTCATTAGAACATTTACTCCTTTTGTTGCTTTGCTTATTGTGTCGATTAAGGCAGGTACAACTGTCGGTTTAGTATCGAGTGAGATTGATACGAACTGAGGACGCAACTTTATCCCCGTAGTATCAAGCTGTCTACGCGAGGTGTCGGAATTTGTCTGCCACGACGATT